TTTTACACGTTGATATTTAACTCCCCCGACTTCATCAGCCGCTATCTGTGTTCCTGAACCCTCGGTAATCGTTACGTTATCTGCCATGTTAATTTGTGTAAGTTAAAGCCAATAAAAGCCCCATTGATTGCCCTGTTAAAGATGGAGTTTCCCCTGTTACGGCTTGTTGCTCAATCATTAAATCCAATTCTAGGTCTAAACTATTCCCCATTACTTTAAGTTTACTCTATATGTCTTATAATAAGAACATGAGTTTATCTAACCTGTTAGACAAAATAAAAAAAATCCCAGTTCTTAAGAAAAACGAAGAAGAAGAGTTGGCTTCTTGGTTTAATTCCAATGAATTAGCAAGACCAATTTATGAAAAGATTTTAATTTATCATAACTTAAGATTGGCTAGACATATTGCAAATAGATTTATGGATCGGGGTTATGAACTAGAAGATTTAATTTCAGAAGCTGTTACAGGTTTAAAGCGTGCTGCTGAAAAGTTTAATCCAAAACTAGGCTATAGATTTAGCACTTACGCTGGGCAATGGATTAACCAACGAATCCAAAAGTTTATTCAAACTTCTTCAACGATTAAAATTCCCGTATTGAAATATTACGCAATTCAAGAGCTGCATAGCCTACTTAATGTTGAACCACTAGAGACTATTAGAGAAAAATTAAAGCTTTCAAAAAATCAATTTAATAAATTATACCAAGCCTACTCAAGCCAATTAGTTGAGTCTATAGATGTACCTTTGAATGACCATGAATTAATTAAAGAAAGTATCCCCGTTTCTTCTAAAGAGTATGATGATCTTTCCGAAAACTTGGAATATTTTTTATCACAAATTCCCAAAGATGAATACCCTATAGTGCTAAGTTATCTAAATCAAGAGTTTACTAAAAATAAACTATGCGAAATTTATAACTTAACTCTTATTGAATTGAATCAAATACTGAACCGCAATGTAACCTTCTTAAAAGAATCTTTGCGGGGGGATTATGAAGCCTTAAGGCTTTGATTCAAAGAATCTTAGTGTACCATCAGTAGTAGCCCTGATAACTGCTATATGCGTAATGTTTGAGTCAATACCAAAACTATATACTGCCCCTGCTGCTAGGTACGTGCTTGATGTAGTGGCTACTACCGTACTATCACCAGCTTCAATGTAGCAGTTTTGGTCTGCTACCATTGCTGCTAAAATTCTTGTTTTTGAGTTAAATGGTGTCGCATTTCTTGCACTTGTCGCAGTAAAAGAGATTGCGTGCGTTGCTCCACCTAAAATAGCTACTGGTGTTGCTGATGTTCCTCTTGGTCCTAGTCCGCTCATGTTTTAAGTTTATCTCTTTTTACCACCATTGCTATTTCTAGGGAATGATCTGTTTTGTGATTTAGATTGAACTCTTAGGTTTGATTTGGAGTTGTCTCTTGGATTGCCATTTTTATGGTCAATATCTTTCCCGTCATATTTTTTAACTTTGCCATCAGCCATCATCTCTCTTCTAGCAGCATTGCGAGAAGCACGCTTTTCTTTTTGCTCTTTAGAACTGTGATAATTTGAGTATTCTTTTTTATAATTGCGTTCAGCCATAACTATTTTTTCTTTTTAGCTTTGCCCTTTTTTAAACTTGCAGTACAAATCGCATAAGAACTAGATTTATCCTTACCCGTTTTTTGAACATTTTTAACACATCTTTCTAGTTTTTTTGGCATTATTTAACACTTCCATCTTTTCCTAGCCTTACAAATCCTTTTTTCAGGGGTTTTAGAACAATCAATATTAAAGTCGTTCATTTGCCCTTTGCTTCTAGCACAGTATGATTTCTTCCTAGCTCCGCCTTGTGGTTGAGGTGCTTGCAAGTTAGAACCTGTAGCTGCATTATAAGCTTTACGCCCTTTTTCTGTCAAACCGCCTTTATCAGATTTATGCTCTTTCTTGAAATTAAAGTTTTCTTTAGCTACTGCTTTGCCTTTGTTTGGTTTCATAAAATCCCTAAAATTGCTTTAACGTATGGAATGAGTTACATAACATTTTGCGTCTGTTGTTGCAGCATTGGTATCGTAATTTACTTTAACTGTAATGCTTGTATTATAGTTAATTGGTAAGGTTTTAGTGACTATATACAGTACTCCTGCTATTCCTCTATATAGTTGGCTTGTAGCAAAATTAAAAGTACGTTCAGCAGCTCCGTCTATTGTCACCTTAATTGAATTGACAGTCAAGAACAACGTACTTGAATTACCTGGACTTATAAAAGTTAAATCTTCAACAAAACCTTTGCCGCTTCTAGTTAAAACTGTTATATCAGCTCCAGTCTGATTACTCAAAAAACTAATCTGGTCAATTCTTAAGTTATCTCCAGCCTTGATTAAATTACTGCCAACTAAATTACTTGCACTTGCCATAATTAAACTCTCCCTATTGGTGCTATTGACACATCGTAATCTGTGCCGTTACTTGTAATCTTGTACTCTGCATTTATATCCATTGTGTAACTAGCAGTGTCATTAGCTATCTTCTCTGAACCTGCCCTTACTAAAACCCCAGGGGTTACTGTAAAATCTTGTCCTATCGCTGGTTTAAATACAGCAGTAAATGTTGCTGTTGGTGCAGGCAGCTGAGCATTTACACCTGCGTTCATAGAATATTGACCTTTGTCTGTTGCGTTAAAGTTAGAGGTTTTAACTTCCCACGGTGTAAATGTTCTTGGATCAGTCCAAATACCGTTACCCTCTAGCCAAGTTGAAGCAGTACCACCACTTGGAACATTACCAGCCGTAAAAGCTACACCTTGAACATAGCCTTTGGAAGCTATCTCGGTATCGCTAGAACCATCTGCATAGCGTACCTTCCCTGAGCCATTACAGTCTAAAACTATATCGCCATTTAACGTAGCTTCATTAATCACATTAACGGCAATCGTTGTAAAAGTTTGCAAAGCAGTATAAACACTAGCCACGCCAAGTTGTGGCATTTGATCTGCTATTACATTATTTAAAGTTATTAATTGACCAAGTAAATAAGCAAAGTTACCATTCGCATCAACTGCATCAATAAAATTACCAGCACCATTAGTAAACGTAGTTAATGAGCTAGATGATGGAGTTGTTAAATCGCCTTTAGTTGCCACTCTGTTTTAAGTTTACTCTAATTTAATAGCCTCTCAACTCTGCAAGTTGTTTTTCTCTCAATTTTTTCTCTTTAGCTGCTCTGTCTTTTTGCTTTGCTTCAATCGCATTTTCATATTGCTGTCTACCAGCAGGACTCCACGCATATAATGTTTTACCAGCGATAGGAATATTATTCACTAAAATTCTAGACAAGAAAGGATTATATTCTTCGCCTGTATCTACTGCCTTCCTGTATTCTTTTACATCGGCATCTAACGCATCAAGCCATGGAGCCGCAGGCATAATAAAGCTTCCGAACCCTGCCGCTAAACCTTGCTTATCTAATTTGTAAAACATATAAGGATTTACTATTGGTATAAATGTTTGAAAAGCTGCCTCAACCGTTCTCTCTTCTAAAGATTGATATTCTTCGCTTGTTTTTCCTTTGATTATATCTTTAAAATAATTAATTCCATAGTTTGAACCACCAACTAAAACACTAAGAGCAATAGCGTTTCTTAGGGATTCACCTAATTGTTTAGTGTTTTGTTTGTTTAATCCTTTAGTTGCAATAGATTTAATCCCATTTGCCATACCACTGTAGACTTCATCTTTAGTGAATTGAAGCATTTTTAAACTAAAGCTTTTTAACGCATAAAAGAATCTTAGGTCTGGAGCTTGTAAGTATCCAGCAGGCATATCGCTTAAAGATAAAACTTGCGTTCCTGAAAGGCGTTCAAATAAAGCAAGCCCAATGCTATCATCATCATACGCTTCTTTTAAATTCTTAGTACGGAAAGCTTGTACCATTCTATCGGCTTCATCTACCCCGAACATGCTTTTTAAATAAGAATATTCTTTATCGAACTTCGCACCTTTTTCTTTTGTAAAAACATTTTTAAAATAATTAAATCCTGCATTTAACTGTGTTTCTTGCATTAATTTATTCGCTGCCCTAAAACCGTTTATCTTCAAAGCAAAATCAACAACTTTACGAACCACGGAAGGATTATCAGCATAATCCGCACCGATACGGGCAATGCCCAAGTCTAAGGTTTTTACAGTCTCAGGGTCAAATGATTGCCCTAAACCTTTAATAGTATTCAAAATACCATTCCTATAAGCACTAGTGCCAAGCTCCGTAGCCTGTGTTATTGTACTTTGAATATCATTCAGAGCAGTAAGCAATGCTCCGTCTTTAGCTAAACGAGCAAAATTAGCTGGCTTTTTAGGACCATTAACAAAACGTGCTGTAAGTAAATCCTTAACCTTAACAACTTGTTCACTTGAGATTTCATTGTTTTGTCTTAGACTATCTGTAAAAGCACCGACACTTGTAGTTAAATCTGCACCATCCGCTCTACCAAAGAATTTACGACTCTCTATGTCAAAAGTAGAGCGATTAATATAATTCTCTAATACTGTAGCTGGGTCTTCGTATAAGTCAGAAAGAAAACGCTCGTTCCCTTTAGCATCCTTAAAAATAATCCCTTCCATCTGTTGAGCTAATCCCGATCTAGGTTTTCTATTAGAAAGCGTTGGGGTACTGCCTACTCCACCGTAACCCCTTAAAAACTTATTAGTAAACTCAATTCGCTCTAGCTCTTCAAGTTCACGCCCAAGTTTCTTTCTTTCTTTAGCTAAAGCTGTATCGTATTCTGTCCTTGTTGTTGGATCAGCTTTTAAATCATCTGTGATTTTATCTAAATCAAAAAGTGAACGCCAAGTCTCAACGCTATCTTTTTTAACACTTGTTGGAAAATAATTTTCAATAAAACCTACTTCAAGCCCCGCTTCGGTTTGTTGTGCATAAAGATCATCAAGGACAGGTCTAACCCCTGTTTCGTATAGTTCCGTTAAAGGTTTATTTATTAATTTTTCAAAATCTCTTGCGGTGTCTTCCGCCTCTAAAAATTTTAAAGGTGCTTTAAATATTGGTGGCAGTTCCTTAAACTGTCGCCCTTCTTTATCAATCTTAGATAAGAAAGCCATGATTGCATCATGGTCGCCTTTAATTAAATAAGAGTTGAAAATTTTCTTTTCATTTTTGCTTAATAATTTCCCTAACTTGCTGAATAAAGGCATTGCTTGAGATAAATGTTTATTTGCAATTTTTGAACTTGAAAATTCAAACTTACGAAGTTGCCCTGCTAAAGATGGGTTAATATCTCTTAAAGCTGATATTATTGGTTGTACTAAAGTATTCCATAAGTTCCCAGCATTTTCAGCAGTTTGAATAATTTTGTTTTTAGGTTTTTTAGTTGCAGTTGGCATTTTCACGGAAGCATCACTAATGAAAGCTCCAGCATTTTCAACTTCCGCTTTCCCTACTTCACTTTTCATTTCTGCTATTAACGCTGGATGGCGGTACATCGCTTTATACATATCGTTTAAAGCTTCTTTTTCTGATTCAGCTCTTGAGATTGTTTTTTCTTCGGTCTCTATAATCGGGTTGCGTTCTGCCTTAAGCTTTGCTAACTGAGCATCAATTTGATCTAACTCTTCTTTAGCAATCATTCGATCTACTTCAATGTCATCAGCATTACGCAAAACAGGAGTCTCTATCCCCATCTTCTCTCTGTATTCTCTTAAGGCATCTTTCTTGAATTGACGATTTAAAGCTACTTCTTTTTGTTTCTTTAATGCCTCTCTACGCCTGTTCAAATAATCTATCTTATCTTTAACTTCTTGCTCTAGCTTTTGCTGTTGCTCTAATAAAGCTTGTTTCTTAGCTTGAAACTCTGATATAGCTTGATTTCTGTTTGCATTAGTTACACTAAGCCTGGTATCTACATCCGATCTAGCTGCATTGTATTCGTCATCTAATGCTTTAAGTCTTTGTTCTTTAAGTTGTTGTTTTTGCAGTTCTATATCTTGCAAACGCTTTGTTTCTACATCTGCTTTTAATTGATTTATTTCAGCTTGCTTTGCTTCTAATGCTTGTTGTTGTTTTGTTTTTACAGTCTCTATTTGTTTTGCTACTGTTTCTTTAAGCTGTGCAATCTTTTCTGCATGAAGCTTTTTATAGTTTTCAAATTTAGCTTTAGCCTTTGCCGCTCTTCCTTCTGCTGCTCTTCTAGCTGGTTCATTCTTATAACTTCCTAAAGAAGCTTGTCTTGCAAGAAAATCATCATAACCTTTTTGAGCATTTGCTAATTGCTCTTGAAACTTAACGGCTTTTTCTTTTGCTGCTGTTTTAATATTTGTGATCTTAGTTTTAACTTCGGAACTTAAATCTTTTTGAAATTTGTTAAATGAAATTTTATAAGTAGGATCAAGTTTATTTAATTGCTGTTCTGCTAATTCTGTTTGCTTTGCCTTTAAACTTTTTTCAAAATCAGCTTGAGATGCCGTTAGTTTACTAGCGACCTGCTCTTCAGTTTGCTTAACTGCTTGAGAATATTGACCTTCTAGTTTTTGATTGTTTCTTTCTAAGCTTTGTAATCTATTTTCAAAATATTGCTTAACTCGTTTTGCTTTTTTTTCTTTACTTACCGAGTCTGGTAAGTTATTAATTTCATCAAGCGATTTAGAATACTCTGCTTTAGTTTGTTCAATTTCACGTGCGTAAGATTCTTGCTTCTGTTTAAATTTAATATCAAGTTCTGCAATTTTTGTTTGCCTAGATTCTTCTAGCTGAGTTTTTAAACTTTCGTATTTAGTATTTGTTTCTTTTTGAAAAAGATTAAATTCTTCTTCGTAATTTCTTTGTGGTGCCGTTGCTGTTTCTTGGGGAACAGTTTCGGGAGTTTCAGTGATTTCTACAGGCTCCGTCTCAGCTTGTTTTTTAGCACGTTGATAAGAGTCATTAACTTGCTTCTGTTGTTTAGCTAAATTCTTTTCTTCTAAATCAAATGGCTTAGTTAATGTACGCTCTTGCTTGTCTATATCAGCTTTCTGTTTAAGCAGGTTTTTTGTTTTCTGTTCACTTTCTCTTTGGATTTCAGATACTAATTTATCTTGCTCTGTGTCTATCTGCTTGAAAGCTGTTTGCTTTTCAGCTTCGTACATCTCATTTAAAGTAGATACATTCTGCCTAGTCTCTTCTTTAAGCCCTAAACGTGTTTGCTCTTCTGCTAATTGCCCTTGCCTTTGTTCTGTCAAAGACCTAGCTTGCATTAAATCAGATTCAATCTTTTCATATTTCAGTGCTGCTGCTGCTTTTGCTTCTTCTGCTGCTCTTGCTTCGTTAGCACCTTTAGCCTTGTAAGTTTCTACGTTACGTCTATTAAATGCCCTATTTGTTTCAGCTATCCCTTTTAAAGACTCTTTACTATTACCTCTAAAGATAAAACCTTCTTGCCCTTGAGCCATTCTGCCCGCTTCTCTTAAAGCTTGCTTGCCGTAATTCTTTGTTAATGCTGCTCCAGCACCTTCTATTACTCCACCGAATGCAGTATCTATAGCTAAATTTAAAGCTAAGTCTTTAGGGTTAATATTCCCCTCTTCGTCCATTGAAGCTGCTAGAGATAATGGAGAGCCTGCTATCGTATTAGCTGCTGTACCTGCTATAAATCTTTTAGCTCCTGCTTGTGCTGCTGTCTTTGCAATCCCCTTAGCTGTCAAATCTTTAAATATGTTTGCTGCTAAAGCACCTTCTGTAGCTGCTCCAATAGCTTTAAAGTATGCTGCTCCGCCAATTAAACCCCCTGCTACAGTACCAATACCAGTTGGCAAATCTTGGAATCCTTGCCCGTCTTGTATCCCTGTAACATCACTTGCTAAATCTCTTGTAAACTTTCCAGCCTGAGCTAAACCACCTGCTAAATCAGCCCCGCCTAATGCTTGCTTAACGCCCTTCCTTCCACCAAAAGAAGATAAGCTTTTTACAGCTTCGGGAACTTCTAGCATTAATGCTGGAATCTCTGCTGCTGATTTGATTGCACTAGGAATTGCACTTGCTATTGTTTTACCAACTACTTGAGATAAGCCTTTAGGATTTTCTCCATATAATGCCGTGGGGACACTTCTTATTGCATCTGCTATGGCTTCTTTCGCAAAACCACCCGACTCTATATGCCCAGAATTAATCTTAGACACAACCTCGTTTACATTGGATTCGTTAATTTGCCCTTTCTGTACCTTCCCTGCAAGATATTTGATAGCCTGATCTTCCAATAATGGATCTACTGTTTTTGCTTTTATTTTATTAATAGACTCAACAAGATCCATCTATTGTTTTGCTCTATTCTTAATAGCTCCCGTTAAAGCTTGGATTACCCCGCCTTGATTGCTTTGTGGAACAATACCTTGAGACCTTGCCCTAATCATGCGAGCCTGTTCTGGAGATACACCTATCTTTGTGCCTTTAGGGAAGCTAAAACCTTGTGCTTTTGCTGCTATATAAGCGTCTGGGGTTAAAGCTGCTCTACCTTTAAATTCGCCTTGGTTTACCGTATTCGTCCACTGTGATGGGTCTGTCCCAGATGCTATCATCTGTTGAACGGCTCCTCTGTCTATCCCACCTTTTCTTAAAACCGCCAAGTTTGCACCAGTCTCTTTAATGTAAGCATCCCAGTTTGTTGGAGTATTCAAACTTTCTGCTCTTTTTTGATTAAGTTTTACTGCTTCAGGTACTTCAGGTTTTCCTCCCTGCCCGCCACTGCGACCAGTGCTACTGCCACCAAATTTAGCTTCAAAGTCGCTCTTAAGTCTCCATGTCTTATCAAGTAAATCTGAATCACCCCCATAATCAAGTTCGTGTTTATAGCCTTCCAAATCTCTTCGATTTCCCTGCTTAACACCTTCAAGATCCATTAAAACCGCATATTTTGCCGCCATCTCTTGTTGGTCTAAATCGCTTTTTAAAAGAGTAGTACCAAGCTCATTTAACTCGCCAGTAGTAGGGTCTACTAATTGGCTATACTTGTCATAACCTAAGCCGCCTAAAGCTTCTTTTAAAGCTTCTGCTCTTTGTTTCTTAATCTCTTTTTCTGCGTATTCATCGTAACCTTTACTTGCTCCGCCGATTGCTCCTGCTAAGATTCCCCAGCCTCTGCCGCCTAGTTTTTGCATAATTAAAAGCCTCCTGTTTGAATCATTCTCGGTTTAGTTTGAATTGTAGCTAAGTTAGTGCCACGTGTATCTTGCCTGCCAGCTTGATCTTTTAAGCCACCATAAATAAATTCAGCAGCAGCAGGATCAGTGAAACCACCATAAGCTGTTGGGGAAACAATACCAGAAGTTAAACTACTAAATCCACCTGAACCTAATTGAGCTCCAGCACCAAGTAAATTTCTAAATGATTGCCCTCTACGTGAAGCACGAGCATTTAATATATCTTGCCTCATCCCTGCTTGGCTTGCTTCTAAATCTACTATATTTCTACTTAATGGGTCAAATGCCCCACGCTGTAAAGCTTGATTCGATAAACTAGAAGAACTAAACCCACGTTGCGTTAAATCGCCCATTGTCCTTTGGAGATCATCTCTTAAGGTTTCTTGAACCCTTCTCCTCCCCAGTGAATATTGTGCGTCTAAATCTGCTTGATCTTGAGCCGTTAAACCTTCTTGATCCATTGATCCAGTAAGGTTAGAAAAATAATCTCTTAAATTTTGTTTATACTCTAATGCACCTTTAACATCTTCACCGATTAAAGAAGTTAAGTCCCCCATTTCTCCAAAAATCCCACCAGTATTTTCTATACCTTGTTTTCTTAATTCATCAGATGGAGTTGTTAAAAAAGGCTCTTCTTCTGCTACTACATATTTCCCAGTAGCAGGATCATATTTATAACCGCCACCAGTCAAGGCTTCCTTGACTAAACCCCTGCCCTTTTTGCCAAGTTCACCTTGCCTAAATCTTTCAACAAAAGCTTTTTGTTGTGCAGGAGTTTTTGATTGGAAATCTGCCGACTCAGCAAAAGCTCTGATTTTGTCGTCCTGTCTTTGTTTTCTTGTTTGTGGGGTTAAGCTCCCAATCTCAACGCCTGAGCCAGAAGTTACGCCACCCCTAAGAATGTCGCTTCCTCTTCCAAAGCCTTTGTTAATATCACTGCGACCTTTATTTATATCGTCTTCTGTAATTCCTGATGTGAACTTTGGAGCAGCGGCGTCTACTGCACCTGCTATCGCATCAATCGCTATCGGTGCTACTGCTGCTGGACCTAACGTCTTAACACCTGCCGAGGAATTAGCAACTGTAGCAGCTTTTCCGCCACCGCCACCACTACCAGAACCGCCTTTTTTAGCCATATATATTAAGTATAATCCTACTCTTTACCTATGGTTTGAAAATCTATAACAATAGAATCTATGATGACATCTTCGGTATCAGAAGTATGCTCAATAAACAACTTTAAATACTTGCCCGTTGGATTCGCTGGAGTAAATTTTTTAGATATGATTGGCAGTCCTGCACTAGATAGCCATATATCAACACCCCACTCAGCTTCACCCCAAAAGCTATTTGGTAATGCAGGGATTTGAACATCCTCGGAGCCAGAAGCCCCATTCTCCCAAGTATGCTTTACTTTTATTGTTGTGCCGCTAGAAGAGCGTGCATTAATTGTGATGTTCGTAATTTGTTTAGTATTGTTTGGTTGCCCGAAATCTAATGTTGCCAATTGATATATAGATTTAATCGGGTTTCCGTTGAAATTAAAGCCTTTGTTTGTTTGCAAAAATGCTTTATCTGTTACTATAACCAACTCATTGGTAACTCTATCTAAATAAAATGATCTTAACTTTAATATGTTTTCGTCTTCGTCAAACTCTTTAATTAAACTCCACGTTTCGCTAGCAGGTTGATCTCCATAACTTAATACTAAAGCTTGGTCAGGGTAGCGTTTTGTTGTTTTACTTGGGAACCAAAACTGTAATTCACCTTTTAAGGGAAAATTAATTAACCGTCCTCTCTTAAAAACTTCATTATCGTATTGCTGTAAAAGAGGGAATATCTTATGCGTTAGACCAAAAGGTTTAGCATCTTGGAAATTATCGGTACTTGATAGCTGAAAAATTCGCCCTTGATTGCTCACAAAATAATGGTCATTATCACCTTTAGCTTGAACTAAATATTTACTTAAACACCCTAACTCACTGTTTAAAACTTCAAAAGAAAAATGAGGTTGAGGATAAGCCGTACCAGGCGGATTAATCCCCTGCACTACTACAATTTGGTTATCACAATAAACAATTAAATTTTTGTTTGATAAAACTTTTAAAGCTACACTGGGTCTAACTACGGGCATATCGACAAAGAAAGCAATATCAAAATCTAACGGGTTATTGGAAGAAAAATTTGATATGTCCCCGATTTTAGAAACATACAGCCTGCGTGGGTTAAAAGCATCTCCACCTAGCCATATTCTGTTAGCGTGAAATGCTGCTACCGAAGGAAAGCCTACGGTACTAGCGGTTGGATTAGCTGCTGTGGCGTAAGGGCTTTCATCTAAATTCCCAGAAGCATTATTGTTATTTGTATAAACAGGCGGCCATGCAACTGTAGTTACTGTTTTTTTATAAATATATCTTGGTGCATTTGCTCCATCAACTAAAAAATATCCACCGTTAGCTTCTACTCCAATCGGCTCACCAATACTATGCAGTCCAGTCCCGATTATTTCATAAGCTCCAGATACAGGATTAATTAAATAAATATTCGGATAACTAACACCGATGATTGAATAATTTAAATCATCATCAGTATATACGTCTACATAATCCCAGCTAATATGACTAGGGAAAGAAAACTCAAAAAGATTTTCAAAACCATTAACCTTTTGTAGCCCTGTCTGTGTAACAATTTCAAAGTTATAAGCTCTTGGGGTTTCGTTTAAAGGTAAAGCAATTTCAGCATCGCGGAGATTTAAACCACCGCTAAAATCATTTATTAGTAGGGTTTGTGTGGCTTCTACCAATTACTTACCCCTTCTAAATTTATTATAAAATCGTGGATCTACGCCTTGCGGTGTTGGGGTTTCATCTTTTAAGATTTGCCCCGTTCCCATATCCATAAAATAATTTCCTACCCAATCCCTGTTTGGCATTCCTTCTTTCCAATACTTAGACTGCCTAGAGAAAGTTTCATGGTTGGGTAATTTATATTCATCAGTAAAGTGCATTTGATTGTCATAGGCACTAACGTCTTGATTTGATTTACCTTTTAAAATTTCATTTTCAAAATAACCTTGCATATCGTAATCGTCAGAAAGAGGAACACCAAAAGCCTTAGCCCATGTATCAAAAAGGTATTTTTTTATTTCATCCCTTTTGTTTACCAATTCCTATCCCTTGATCTAACCCTGAACTTTCTGCGACCTTTAATCTTTAAATTAAATTTGTTTTTAATAATTGCTTTATTTAATGCCTCTTTTGCGTCCATATCTAAAAGCTGTCTCCATTCAGGATCACCTTTAGTTTTTCTTAACCATGCGTGAGTTGCTAAAACTAAAGCCCTTTGAAAGCTAGTAGGGAAAATAATATTATTTGCTATATTGCTCGCTGTAATTCTAAGCATTTCATAATTGTAAAAAGCTTGAATAGTATAAGCCGCATCAGGAACAGGAACTAAATTAACTACTCCCTCGTCAATATAATAATAAAGCGGTCTGCCTTGGTTAGTGTTAATAAACTCTAATTCTTTGCCTTCTGTCTTAGAACGAGGTAAAATCTCAGAATAGTTTTCTCCTGCTTCAACTAAAACTAATTTAGTTATTAACTGAGGATCCCAGCCGCCTACTGGAGCTGTTAAAACACTATTGCCTAGTGTAGCTGTTAGATTTTCTACAGGATTATAAAAATCATAATCAGAAGAAGATTCTAAAACCCACTGTACCGCTTGGTTTACGGCTTGAATACCTTTTAAAGCATTGCCGCTTGTCGCAGATGTTGCTTCAATTAAAGGGATTGGAGAATCAGCCTCCAATCCCCTAGCATCGTTTAATAAATTAAGATACGTTATTGGCAGTTTTTTGCTCCTCTTCAAATTGCTCTGAAATCATTTGCTGCAATTCTCCACGATCCTTATTTTGTTTTTTTGCTTTTTGAGTAGCAGGCATTGCATCCCTAACCGTTTGAGCTTTTTTACCATCGTAATAACTCTTAAGTAATACTTTTAAACCTAGAGATTCAGTTTCTTCTAATGTCTCAGCTTCAATCGCTTCTCTCTCTTTGATAGCTCCCATTAATTGTTCATACTCTTGTTGAGTTAAAACATACTCACCGCCATCAGAAGATAATTTTCTGCGTCTTAAAGCATTTTCAAATTCACCCATCTTCATTAATTCTTTGATTAACCATAATGGGAAATGCCAGTTTTTCTGAGAACCCCAATTCTGAATCATAATGTCGGCAATATCAGGCTCATACCATATCACCTGATCTGATTGAGTTAAGTTTAATTTGTAAAACTCTAATAGCCTCTTAAATGCTTGGTGCATTGGCATATAATCTACTTCATCCCCACTTCTTTCGATAAGGTTAAAGTAGCGATTTGATGGAACTCTCCATACTGGATTAACCATCCAATTTTTATCTTTTAAATTTGGAACGCCCCTGTAAACAATTTCTCTAAATTCAGGAGAACTTGCAATAAAATTACATTCATCCCCAAAACCTAAGCGTAATGGAGTTTTATACTCTCCATCTTGAACTAAAACTTTTTCCAATAAACCTGTTGCGGGATGCGGTTTATTGTAAAAACGCTTCATATCCCCATCATACTCTAAAGCTCCACCTAATACTAAAAATGGCATATCTTCTCCTTACTTGTCTTTAATGCTATTGTTATATTGTTAAGCAAGAAAAGAGAGAGGGTTTCCCCTCTCTTTTTTTTCTATTAGATAGCCACTAGGTTATTTCTGTAACCTAAAGTCCATGGAGCTTTTACGCATTCTGTAAATGTAGTACCATATTTTTGTTTGATTCCATCACCATCTTCAAACGGAGTACCAACTTTCTCAAACATTCTCATAACATTGATGATTACGTTATCGTTCATTTGAGGAATGTAAATTACTTCATTGTCTCCAATACCATCAGAAACAAGAGCATTTAATTTACAGCCATTAACAAGCATGTGGTAAGCTTGCGATGAACCTAAACCGCCATCAGCGTTTTGTGCGTTTTCTCTTTGGAAACGAACTTGAGATTGTAAAGCAGATAAGCCATTCTCTGATACATACATATCAATTTCAGTTAGATCTGTTGGTCTAGTAAATACTTTAGGGCCTTGTAATGCTCCACGATCTCTGAGAGCGATTACGTCAGCTTCTACAGTAGCCTCAGTTAAGCTCGCACTACCACCAGTAACCGTGTATCCACCACCGTTTTCAATGTAGAATTTCACGCCACCTGCTTGAGCGCCAGTACCAGAAGTTCTAGTAAAACCATCTGCGGTTAATGGGTTTGAACCCTCTAAGCGAATATCCTTAAGTGCTTTTCTTTCAAGCATACGGATTATAGTAGGAAGTAAATTTTCTTCTTGGTTGCTAAAATCCAACTCATTGATACCAGCGTAATTGAATTTACCATTTGCTACTGGACCAGCGATTTGAATGTCGTGGAAGAAATTAGAGTAGAAATTGTAATCAGAACCTGCTAATGCTACGTCATTATTTGCCCCGAAACCATCACCAATCTCGCCTGATCTATCTGTGAATAGTTGCGTTCCAGAAGCCAAGCTTGTTGGGTCAGAGTAGCCACTTAAAAGCTGAACAGTTAAACTTGTAAATGTTCCATTCACTCCAGTGATTAACCACTTTGCACTACCAGATTGATTAACTAATCTTGTTACCCCTGGCTTAATTTCAGTATCAAAAGGGTTAGCTCTTGTCGGTGCGTTTACTGTTATAGTTGTAGCACCTGCTGAATAACTACCAGATAAAGTTAATACACCCCTTGAAATTGCTTGTTGAAACCATTGAACTTTAGAACCCATTTTGCTCACAGTTCTCATGTGTTTCATCAAGAAAGGCGCTCTAACTCCAGAGGTTTTAATGATGTCCGATTGGACATCTTCCATATACGTTCTTGCATCGTTAATTGAAAGAACACTATTAATTGGGTTTACCATTTGTGAAATATCTCCTTAGACTTGCCCCTTTCTTAAGGGGTACATCTAAAGTATATTTCTGTTTTATTTATTCAAATTTAAACCCATCTCTCTAGCTTTAACTGCCATTTGATAAGTTAATTTCCCTTCTTGTCTTGCCCTTGCATATTCTTTTTGAAAATTTATTCTTTCTGTTGCGTTAAGGCTTGAAGGTTTAACTGCCGTACCGATTGCTCCAGCTTTGGTTTCCTGTGGAGTACCGCCTTTCTCAAATTTCTTAAATACAGATACAAACTTTTTAGCGTGCCATTTCGTTATGCGTTTTATGTCTTCTGGCGTTAAGATTTTACCTGCTGCTTCTGCTTGTATTCGAGTTTTTATAATTGCAAGCTCTAAAGATTCTTGCGCAGAATTAACTAAAAAATCTTTGTTTGGGTTATCCTCTCCGCAAACTTTGTTAATGGAAACATCTACTCCGTCTAAATAAGAATCAATCACTGCCGCACAAGCATTATAATTTGCTTCTAGCATTTTTTCTTGTTTAGCCATTTGATCTCTTTGATCTAAAAGTTTCTGCATTTCCGCTAAAGTCGCTGCTTTTTCTGCGGGTTTCTCTTCCTCTTGTTGTGCAGGTTTTTGTTTTTCTGCTTTTAATGCTTCTATTTCTGCGTATAAATCCTTTACTGCATTTGGCAATACATTGTTTTCTTCTTTTGCTTCTGGCTCATCTTCCGTAAGCCAGCTTTCAATTCCTTGAGGTTCTTCTGTTGCGGTTTCTTCTGTTGTTGCCTCTGTTCCGTCAAGGATTTGGTCTTCTGTTACATTTAATTCATCAGTCATCTTGTCTTACTCCTATCTACTCTTCTTTTGAATTTGTCAATCTATAAACTATTTTTGACACTTTCCCTATCCCGTAAGCTTCTTTTGCCGCCTCTTCGATTGTCAGGTTTAACACTTTAGGCGTAATTGTTGCTTGAGAATCAATATAATCTAAAATAAACTGCCATTCACTTGGGTATGTTGTTTTAACTTTTTCGATGGCTCTGTCTAATGAAGCATCAAATTGATTGCTTCCACTTTTAATAAACTTTTGTACTTTACCTTGCATAACTTATCTAAACTTTGGTGGTTGCGCTCCAGGATTTTGAGCATATTTTAATTGCAATTCTTGCTCAAATTCTGCCTGCTGCTGCCTAGCCGCTTCATCTCTTCTTTTCTCTGCTTCGTCTTTTTTAAGTTTATTTAATGGAATTGATAGAGTTCTAGCAAAATATTCTACCACTGAACTCATATCATACTCTGCTAATACCTCTGGTGCTGCCTGTAAGAAACCAACAAATTCTTTTAAATTTTGCCTTGCATATTCCTTACTTAAAGTTGTTTTTGAGCCAGTAATTTGAACATCTGATTCTTTAATTGGGTAAACTAACAAATCGTAATATAAACCTAATGATGGCTCTGGGATTTCTTGAACATTTCTATTAATTTCTTTTTGCTTGCGTTCAATTTCTTTTTGTTTTAATTTAACATCATTTAAGGCTTGGTCTCGTTGAGCCTTTTCGTTTTGCTCATGCTGCATTTTAAGCTGTTCAATCTCTGCTGCATTTGGAGTTTGCTCTAAAGTTTCAGGGTTTATCGTAACGTCTGGTGGTACAAAATCTTTAGGTGGAGAAGCTGCAAATTGTTGAAGCTGCTCAATCTCTCCGAATAAGCCTTCTATTGTATCTATAATTTCAGAGTTTTTATCAAGTTCGTTTTGATTCTCTTCATAAAACTGCTCATACATTTCTTCTATGCCTGAATAGTTTAATAAACGCTCAAATAAAGGATTTTCAAGCAATATCGCTTCACGCATTGCAGGATCTTCGATCTCTTCTATTTGTTGTCTTAAAAATTGTTGAGTTAAAATAATTCGGTTACTAACAGAAGGTTGTAAAACTTCTTCGTCAAATTGGTTAGAAGCATCAACTATATTTAATTGCCCGCTTGATACGACTTCTTTAATCTCGCTTGCAGAAGTCCGAGAAGAAGTAACCCCCGACATTTGAGCTTTACTTAAGCCTGAACTTTGCTCAACAATATTAGTTACTACCTGCGTTAAAGCACCATATTGAGAAACCACTTGGTTATATTCAGGTGGAACTAAAGCCTTAACATCAAAGCCTTCATACATTGCCCCTGGCTCAAATGCTGGGATTTCAGTCCTGTTCGCATAATCATAATCTTGATTGCGAAGGAGATTTAATGGTGGGTCGCATAACAAACCAACAACCCTAGAAGTTCCCGAAATTAATTGATTTAATAATAATTGATGGGACAAGAAAGGTCTAATAAAGCCTTGATGATAAAACACTCCAGGTAAAGTTGTTCCTGCTGCTGCTAAACATATCCCGTGGTCGTGTGGGCTTACATCTTGATACGCTGCTAAAATAACTAAATTATCTTTAAAACCAAAAGCTTCTAGGTTTGTTCCCTCTATTGTTTCTGGTGCTTGTATTGCAGTAACATAAACACCTTTGGCAGTAATTGGGTTTTTGCGATCTTGCCTATCTTCTAAATAAACACTTGGTAAAAATATGTCATAGCAGCGAACTTGCCCATAAGGTGCTTGAGTTGCTACATCAGTTAAACGATTAGTTGAGCCAATAAATTCATTATCGCCTAAATCATTGTAGTTTAACACGGGCTTAATTGCTTCTATTAATTCAGGGTTTAAGTCTTCCCTATTTAATAAATCGCTGTAATTAATATCGTATTCAAGAATTAAATTCGACTCTCTCCAATTATCCGTCATTGGATAAATGCTAAATCTTCCGATACCTGGAGTTTTTATATTAACAATATTCTCTGAGGGGTCGTAATAATGAACAATGCCAGTATTGCCATAGGCTACTAGCTCCGCTATTGCTGCTGAATATTTCTTTTTAAAATTAAATCTTTGATTTTCAGTTTTAATAATATTTATCCAAGCTTGATTAACTTCGGGTAAAAACTTCTTTAATCCCATCTTGTAAAATTGAGAGCTAAAATTCCTATTAATATCTACATAATCCCCGCTTGTTGGGAAGCACGCATTTTTGATATTGTTTACCCAGGTCCTATAAATACGATACAAAATAGGATCTTTTAATGTTGAAAATTCATCAATGTCTTCTTCTTCAACAACACGTTCAATTAAGTTGTCATTGTTAAGTCTTTGATAAATTACGCTATTACGATCAGATAAATCGACATCCTCATCTTGCAAGATAACCTTGTCTATAATTTCTCTTGCATTGTAAAAATCGTTATTATTTTTTACTGAATCGATTAAGGTATTAATATGACTAGAGAAGGCTTCTAGTTGGCTATCGGGTATTTCGTTTATATCAAGCTTATTCACACTTTCTGATTAGCTGCCATAATTACATTAATATTAGTAAAATGCGTTGCTGTTCCTGCTACTACATATTTTACACGAATAAATTTATTCAGGTTGTTATCCTTTGAATTTAATTTTTGTTGAAGCGTTGCATTCGGGGAACTTGTCCCTGCTACTACTTGGGTGAATGCTGTTACTACGCTGTTCGCTGGAGTTGTTAATGATACAGTTCTAACTCTTTCTGCATTAGCTGGATCACCATTTGCGTCTATAGTGTCAAATTCTTCTATAGATATATCTAAGGTGCTAACTGTGCCAGTTGTTGATGGCATTAAAAGAAAAAACGAAATATCTCGCAGGTCTCTTGTTGAGAACCCACGAGAATAAAACGTCCCTGTCGTACTAGGGCTTACGCCATTTAATAGAGCAGTAGTTATATCAGCCATTTTTAGTTAGTTGCAGCAGTTGAAGTATCTAGTGCAGATACAACATAATCAACGTGAAGTACAAAAGCACCAGCCGTGAAAGCACCAGATGCTATTGTCGCGATAAAGTTTCTGTTTGTTGCTGCTTTTGTTACAAACGAAGCTGGAGTTTGTGGAGCAATTACTGCTACATAGCCAGTTGCGTTTAGTGCTGGAGCAGAAGTCGCTACGACTGCTGTTCTTAGTGCTGTTGCTGCATCAGTTAAACCGATTGCGAATGTTGAAGTTGTTATTGGTAAAAATGCAGTTGTTACTTCGACCCAAGCATTAGTGATAACTGCGTTTGCTGGTAGTACGCCGCCTCTAAGTTGAATAGTACCAATAGCTCCGCCATCCGTAGCAAAATTATAGTGTATTGCTAAACTTTGCTTTAATGTTGCAGTTACACCATTGTAAGATGTAATCGGAGTACCATTTGCAGCGTTAGCACCAACTGCTACGATGTCCGTTCTACCTGATGTGATTGGAGCAATAGTATCTTTTGTATCGACTCCAGTAACATCAACTAAATCTGTTGCGTTTGATGCTCTAACGCCAACAATGTTTAAATTTGTCCTTGCCATGTTTAAAAATCTCCTTAAGGGTAAGTTACACTTTAAGTATATTACTATTTTAATAATGCAAAAATTTGCGTTTAGGTTTTGAACTTCGAGTAATAGTATTATTTTTTAACAAAGGAAATACATTGATAAAAGCATATCCGAGAGCATCCATTAAGTGTTCATAAAACCCATCTTTCTTTGGCTCTTCTTTAATATGATAAGCCCCCTCTTTTGGCATATCATAAACCCAGCCTGTTTCAAGAGTTTCAACGAATAACCCGTTTCGTTTATCTCCATTTTTAGAAATAAACATTCCCCCCGCAGGATTAACGATTACTCCCATAGCATCACCAATTCTACGAGACATTTTATTTCGTATTGCTATAGCTCTATCTGATGGAGCAGATTTTATCCCATGAACTTTACGTTTAAAAAACTTTTCTAATATCTTAAATGCAGGCGGTGCAGTACCTTGACTGTTAGCTGATTTTCCTGCTGGGTCTGCATGTAAAATATATTCGGCATCGGGGAAATGTTTAGCAATATATTCAGCGATTAAAGCCATGAAATTTTCTAACTCCATATCTTCTGCTAAAATCCCATCATGCAAAATACAGCGATTTAAAGAATCCTTCTGCAAAAATACAACTGCTGGATAATGCGAACCAAAGTCAATTCCGATATGTAAAGGTAAATCTTCGTCAAATGGGCAATCTTTATACGGCTCGCAGTGAATTTCTCTAGAAAATTCGGGGATTACAGGTTTGCCAACTGGAACGGTAAACTTAAGTTCGTATTCTTGATCCCAAGTATATGTATCTACTCCTGATGCTCCAGGAATTGGCTCACCGTTAGGATAAGCTCCATAGCGTTCAGCGTGATACCATTCATCGCTACGTTTAAACGGATTAGCGGTATAATGAAGCTGTAATACAGTTTGGTTATATTCATTGCGATATTTAGCTAAACCAGTCATTAACTTTTCAATTTGTGAATTTTTAGCAATTTTAGTTACCAACTCTTGAAATTTAGTGCCAAAACGTGGAGTTGATACTAAAGCTGCTCTTCCTCCTCCCTCTAAAGCAGGCTTTAAAGCTTTTAAGTTTTGATCTACGTTTTGTTGAAAAGCTAACTCATCATAAAAAGCATTGGTAATTGTTAGACCCCTGCATTTATCTGAACCTGATGGCAATGCTGTAATTGTTGAACCAATTACAGGATTTCGCATTTCGGAGACTCTAATCTCTTTCCCTTCGGTTAATTTAGGATAAGGGAAACGAAAATCTAACTTATCATATACCGCTTTACATCTTGTAGCGATAACCTTTTTAGCTCGATCTTCATTTATCGAAACAATGACATTTTCAGAATAAGGAACAAATAAAAGTTGATGCACCATTAATGTACTAAAAATATGCGTTGCCATCATACGCCTTGTTTTATTAACAACAATAACTTTATTTTTAAAATATTCATCAATTAAATGCTTAATATAAGCATAAGGCGGAAAGCGTTTCAATGGACTGCCTCTATCCGATTCATCAATCGTAAAGACCTGTTCGACCATCCAAAGAAAAGGGTCATTTGCCCATTGAGTCATTTTTAAAGTAATAAACTCTGGAGTAAAATCTTCATTAGTGTATAGTCTATCTAAAATCATTCCAGTAATTTTGGCGGTTGATATTTCGCCTCAAGCAATTTTTCTGCTTCTGCACTTGGTAATTGGTTTTTTTGAGACATTTCTATAATAATTTTATATGCTTCGTCTTGCCCGCCTTTAACTTCTTTTTTAGGGGTTAATTGTTCTGTCGCTTCCCCGTACATCTTCATTATTTTTAAACTTTCTTTAAAAACAGTCTCGTGTGAAATCCCGTAAGCTTCTGGGTCATCAATATATTTGCTTATTTTATCTTGCAGCTCTTCTACTGTTTGGGCAAGTTTGGGTATTAATTGCGTATACTTTTCTTTAACTTCTTTATTTTCTGCCATAAGTTCCTCAAATATTTCAGTTTCCGTTTTGCGTAAAGATTTATCCCTTAAATCCTTAATTAATTCTTGTACTGGTTTTGAATGATATATACTCTTTGCGGTATCCTCGGGGATGTTCAATCTTGTAGCTACAGTTTTATACCCATAACCTTGAGCTAATGCTTTAACTGCTTTTTCGTAAACTTCTTTCCCTAATTCATCGTGCATTTGAGCTTCAGTTTTTAAAGATTCTTCCTTCTGTTTATTTGCTTCCTTAAACTTGCGAAGATAAGCTTTTTCCCCCGTTTTAAACCGTTCAGAAAACCCATAGCGGTGCATTATGTTTAATACAATGGCTTTGTTTTTTTTTCCATGCCCGCGTTCCCTTAGCTTTTCTGTATAAACCCGCATAGCAATATCGCCAGTAGGACGAATTTTGCTGCTTCTATTCGGATCTTGGCGGAAAGCAATAAATATTTGCCATAAATCCTGAATTAGTTTATGGTCTAGATATTCAGTATCAAATATTGGCAGCGTTTCGGGTAATGGCTCTATACGTTTTACCATGTGTGCCACTCCGTTGGGGTTGCAATTAGGCTAATAGTCCCATGGCTTCCACTAAGAGTATAAGTCGCAGAACCATTTACCGTTTGAGAACTAAAAGGGTCTAAAGTAATGCTATGCCCTGAACCATCTTTCATAATAATATAAGTTTGTCCCACTGGAACGGTTGCAATATCAGGTAAGTTTAAAGTTCTATTTCCCGAAAGATTATGAAATTCAATAAAATGATCTTGGTTTAAAGTGATTGTGTAATTTGTATTATCAATTCTGCGATAAACATAACGCCCAAGCCTATGTTCTGTATTCTTTTCAGAAGCTTTATTAAGATCACCTTTATCTAAATCGTAAAAATTATTAAATCCCATTAACTTTATAGTAACTCACTTTCTTCTATTTTAGTTTTCTCCGTTTTCCCCATCCAGTGCCTAAGTGCTACCATAAAAGCTCGATTAGACTTTTGTACTCCCAGTGAAAGTTTGGAAGTGTCTTGCTTTAACTCTTCGTTTGCTTTTAAAAGCTCATCAATACAATAAGGGATTACCCAAGCATCGTTCCCCGTTGGGGGCTTTCCATCCCTAAGCCCATATTGTTGAAACATAGCATGTTGCCAATCCTTACCTTTTGCAATTTCAATAGCCTTGTTATATTCAAGCTCAAATTCTCGCCTTCGAGCTTCTTGATCTTCCTCCTGCTTAGACCTAGTTAGAGTACCGCTTAATTCCTCGACCTCTTGCTCCCAAGAATCTTGCTCTTTTACCTTTATATCTTCAATTTCTAAATCATCAAGCACCGTATAGACTACCGATGTAATTGCAATCAACGCTTCCCTAATTGCAATTATGTTAGTACCTGTAACATCTGGATGCCTGCTATAGTGAGCTTGATTCATTTCTAAACGTGCATGGATTTTCTTAAAAGCTTCTTTTGTTTTTTTTATTAGTTTAAATCTCATTCTCTTTCCTCCAATTCTTCAACCTTCTCCAATAACCTCTTAAGCAAATATTCCCAAGTAACACCCTTAGTCTTACCAAGTTTAGTTATCATCTTTTCCGAAAATTCCTTGCTTATAGAAATTAAATACTTTTCTTGCTTAGACTTCATTCTCACTCTCACTTAATTTAATTTCTGCAACTTTATGAAGTTTACGAATTTTATTCAATGGAATAAAATTAATTTCATCCGTAATCTCATAAATACATCTATTCCCTATAGCATGTTTGCCTTTTTTAGCCCTTTCAACACCCCAATTATCGCTCTGCCCAGTCCACCACCTATTAACAGATAAAACCCTGACGAAACCTTCTCTACGGGTGAGTCTCGCTAAGAAGCCGCCATCAATATAATAATAACCCTTATGCCACTTTGCTTCTTGAGGCTTACCACCCCACATGGGTGTGTAAAAATGCTCTATCTTCCAGATTGTTCCTTCCTTAAAAAGTTCACTTATCATAAACCCTCACGCCTCTCAATCATCTTACGAGCCTCATCTAGCTGCTTAACCCTGAATACATCATGGATAAACTTGTTATAAAACCCAGTTAGCAGTCTGAATCTCATCCATAAATTAAACCAAAATCCCTCATATTTAGCACTATGAATAATCTGATTAGAACAAAGAACAAAATTATCATCATCCTGATTCTGAACATAAGCAATAACTGCCTTCATTTCAGCACTTAAGTATTTAATCTTATGAGACAAAGGTAAAGTATAAACCTTATTTGGACCTAATGTGATTAATTGACTATTCTCTTTCATCCACGGGATAAACTTTTTAGACTCGAAATTCAAAGAATGATAACCAGCACAAAACACCTGATCCAATTCCTTAACGTTTATATCGTATACCGTGCCATCCTTAGCCAGCTTGTAAAGACACCAATGCTCTGGACCTTTAATCCTTGGTTGGTTAAGTAAAGCTTTTTCCCAATTTTTCGCTAAATCAAATTCATTCATTATCTTCCACTGCCTTCTTGAAATTGCGACCAAATACTCTCCCGACATTATTCAGGTTAATGAATTCCCCAAAATCATACTCTTGTGTAGGGTCTTCTTTTGCATAAACCCAACAAGGAGGAATAAGCTCAATAACTTTAACAAATTTTGTTGCAAAAGTTCCATCAAACTGAAACCTATAACTACTACCAACAACAAAAGCATCTGTTAAATTTCTTTCCATAATTAATCAACGACCGCCACTTCTTGAATTTCCTCCAAATTATTTAAATTAACAAAACTCTTAGTACATAAAATATTGTTAAAATCACTTTTTCTTACACGACTCCGATACCCACCATTCATTTCGTGAACTTCAACAAAATTATTCGCAAAAACATTTAATACCTTAACAAATGATTTTCTTTTATTAAGAAAACAAAACATATAACAACCATCAATTTTTAAAAAACCTTCTTCCATAATCAATAATATACCACGATATACAAAAATATACCACTGTTAATTTAAATATATCTCGGCGGAACTTTACCCTTCTAGCTCTCACTAGCCTGCGTTAGAAACTCTAGTCTTTCGGTTTAATCACATGGGTTTCTATGTGTTTAGTTATTGGTTATCAAACCACATGTTATAAAAGCCTCTTTTCTCAGGACGAGTTTCAAACAAGATTACACAGCAAATCCCCATCCCCACATACGAAATAGACTCAAATAAACTATTAGCCGATTCAATCAACACCCCAAAGCCTACAACCACAGCTAAATAAAACAACCACCCATGATATATTCTTTCTACAATTTTTTCTGATTTCTTTTCCATACCAAAACACTATACCACTTTCTTGATTTTATTTATTACTCGTTTAAATTGCTTTAAATTGATTTGTTTCTTGTTTTGGGATGATTATGGCTTTAGCGTTGTTTTCTTTTAATCTGTGGCAAATTTAAGGGGTTTTGTGAAGGGTTTTGATTGATTGTTAGTTTTGTTTATTACATTGCTGAAATTTGAAATTTTTTATGAGTAGCGGGAGGGGATGCAGTGATAATTTTAAGGGGTGGCATGGGGTAAAGGATGTTACCCGTAAATACTTTTCTTGTTTTAAAGCTTCTAGAATACCCTTATACAGTGCCATATTCAAGATAACATTATATTATCTTAAGTAAGAACGTGATTGTAGAGCCATTCCAGTATGTTGTTAAAGATAATACACGGAAAGTAAGGGGTAGGTACTGGATGATGAGGGGGCATCTTAATTGATGATTGAACGTGATTACATTGTAATTACTTTCTTGCTGCTTATGCGTTGCTCTGCTTAACACATAAACATTATTTCTTGATTCACAAGTCCAAGGGAAACAAATAAAACTCAATCAGGCAAAGCAACTATTCAATTTTACCTACCTACTGGTAGATAAAAGTCATAACTAACAAATAAGCCTAATTTTACTTATCGGCAAGCACATTTAGTTATTTAAAGTTAATATTGCTTATCGGCGTAATTAAATGGATAGATCTAATAACTTTGCTTATCGGCATAAGTAAGCAGTTATTTAGGTAATAGATCTAATAATTTTGCTTATCGGCGTAGCGATTAAAACTAAGCAGGGGTGGTATTAGTACCTTTTTAGTGTTTTATTTATGGCATGAGACAATAGAATATTAAATATATTTAATATATCACACCATAACTATATAATCTCTTAAAACCTAGTCCAGCACTACATTTCAAGGATTTATAGTCTATTTGACTGATAAAAATATTTTAAAAATAAAT